TTGTGATCAAGGGTGAACGCTGGACGAGGCAGCCGGTAGCCCGCTTCGGGGTTACCGGTTTTGCCCGCGAAGCCGAACTCAAGGACAAGGTGAAGCAGGGCTTTAGCCGGATGGAAGACCGGCAGGGAACCCGCTTCGAAAGCACTTTCAGCAAGAAACAAATTCGCAAGATCTGGGACATATGAGCATAGAATCTAATCTGGCAATCGAGTATTCGATGGGCAATGCGGGCTTCCAGCTCGTGACATCTACTGCATCGACCACTGGCCCATTCGTTGCGATCACCACGATTGCTCCCACCACCTTCACTTCGATCACCGGCAATGGTATCAGCGGCACTTGGTCCTCAGTGACTATCCCCGCTGGCATCACGCTTCCTGGGCCGATCCAAAGCTTCCAGCTTACTGGTGGTCAGGTAATCGCGTTCAACGGAGTGATTAGCTCTTAAACCCGTGACACTCGCTCTCGGAACAAGATTGGCTTCGAGTGGGTCTGGCGGAAACGTCACGCCTATCGATCCGCCTGTCGAGAGACGCGCTCTTGTTACCGAGGATTCACAACCGCTTGCTTTAGAGTTTACCGTTATAGCAGTAGATTTTCTTGTAGCATCACTTGGAACTTATGATGTTCTAAGCCTTGAAGGTGGAATATTATCGATTAACATTTTAACGGAAGCATCAGATAAATTCATTCTAACAGTTAACTAATATGGCAGACGTAAAGATTACAGCTCTAGCGGTATTAACCGCCGCTGACCCGATTAACGACGCTATCCCTATCGTTGATGTCTCCGACACGACGATGGCGGCATCTGGTACGACCAAGAGGATCAGCGTAAACAACATCCTCGGAGCATCCGGCACCGCCACCCTCGCCTCCGCCACCATCACCGGCGCGGCTACGGTAGGGACGACGCTGGGTGTAACAGGAGCTTCTACACTTGCGTCTGCCAGCGTTACCGGCGCACTCGGTGCGGCTGGTTTGAACGTCACTGGTGCAACCATTCCGGCGAATGGTGTATATCTAGGATCTGCTAACAACCTGTCGTTTTCGTATGCAAGTACGCTGGGAATGACCCTCAACTCTACGGGGTTGGGGATTGGTACGACTGCGGCTCAGAAACTGACCGTTCTTACCAACATTGGTATCTCCGCAGTAACAGCCGCTGCTGCGGATGATCGGCTGATCTTCACCGAGAACATGGCGAGCGCAAACCTCGGCTCGCAGATTGTCTGGAAAACAGCGTCTAGCGGTTATGCATACGCTTCGATTGGAATTACAAACGGTGCTGCCGGAAACAACGGAACCCTAATTTTCTCAACAAGCAGCAGTATTTTTGGAAGCAATAATGTTGAGCGGATGCGGATCGACAATGCTGGAAACTTGATTTTACAGTCTTCAGCAACCCCTGCAACGCTTGGGACAAATGGTATGCTCACCGTCAACGCTACCAGCAACACCAATCTCCGTTTCAGCTATCGCGGATCTGATGGTACAACCCGAGTCGCCAACATCACTCTCGCCTAATCCTATGATTACCCTCTCTTGGATCATCGAACGCCTTCTCGTTAAGCCGACCGAAGGCTCACTCACCGATGTCGTCATAACCGCCGACTGGCGATGCAACGGCACTCAGGATCAATACAGCGGCACTTGCTACGGCTCATGCTCGTTCCAGCCGCCGTCTGGTAGCTTCACGCCTTACGAGGATCTGACGCAGGAACAGGTGCTTGGTTGGTGCTACGCCAATGGTGTCGATCAAGCGGCCATCGAAGCCAACGTGACGCAGCAGATCAACGATCAGATCAATCCTCCGGTGGTGACGCTGCCGTTGCCATGGGTGCCGGTGCCTCCTCCGGTTAAGGTTGCGGAGCCTGTGGTTATCGCTGACGCTCCCTCCGCATGATCAAGATCGAACTCACCCAGGAGCAGGCCAACAGCCTCCTGCAACTCATCGACATTGCCATCAAAGCCGGTGGCTATCAGAACGCTAAGGTAGGCGTTCCTTTGGCAGACTTAATCCTCGCAGCCGCTCAACCCAAGCCCGAGTAATGGAACCAACGAACAGCAGCACCAGCCCTGGACTAAGCCTAGCAGCAGCGGCAGGTGCCACCGCTGTTTCGTTTATCCCAATCCTCACCGACTGGGTTAGACTTATAACCGCAGTGGTTGGCTTAGTTTGCGCCTGTTACGCCGCATATCGATTATTTAGATCAAAATGAAAAACACGAAAACAACTCTCGCCGGTGTAGGTGCCATCCTCGTCGCTGTCGGTGGGGCCTTGAAGGCCATCTTCGATGGTGACCCGAGCACCAATGTCGATCTAACTACGACCATTGCAGCGGTGACCGCTGGCATTGGTTTGATCTGGGCTAAGGACGCTAAGGAAGTCGAAGCTCCGAAGCCTTGAACTGGATTTATCAACTCGTGAAGGCTCTCTTGGACTTTCTCCGGGAGACGCCTGCACCAAAAATAGAAGAAGGAAATGCGCCAAAGCCTCTCAAATCTGATCTGGCTTCTCGTGTTGCCGATCTGCCTGGGCTGCCAGACAAAAGTGATTCTGGTTCCTAACGGTGATCCCGTAATGCTAGCCGAGCCTATCCGCGCTCGCGTCTACGCTTTTGACAAGGACAAGAAGCTGGTGGGGCCATCCCGAGTGGTTCTTCCGGCTGGTTGGTACGTTTTACCGAAGAACTGATATGGGAACACCACTCACAGGCAGTAGCGTTGCATCGACCTACACTGGCCTACTCAAGAACACCGACAACTCCACCGTAGGCCCATCGCTCAAAGCCATCAGCGACGGCAGCGGAAATGACTCCGCTCTCCAGATCTCTAGCGTTGCAGTTAATGCCACCAACGATTTCAGCGTAGCCACTAACAAGCTCACAGTGGCTGCTGCAAGCGGCAACACGGCCATTGCAGGCACTCTTGGTGTGACCGGGGCTACCAGCCTCTCAAGCCTCGCTACGAGCGGTGCAGCGACCATAGGCGGTGCGCTCAATGTCACCGGAGCAATTACGCTCACTGGCAACCTGACAGTCCCAGGAAACCTCGCGGTCACTGGAACCTCCACGCTGACCGGTGATCTTGCGGCCAACGGAAACACCACACTTGGAAACGCCGGTACCGACACGCTGACGCTCAACTCGGACAACATCACGGTTCCAAACCTCACAAATGTTGTCGTTGATCTTGCTTCAGACAAAGTGCTGATCACCGATGCAAGTGATTCAAGTAAAGTAAAGAGCGTTACTGCCAGTTCATTTGCAATCAACTCTTCCAATGCTCCGCAAGTAAAACAGACTTTTTACAAAGATTCTACCGCAGCGGGAAGTCCGTTTGTTTCAACTAGCACCGGATCAGGAACAGAGATAACGGTTCTGACTACTTCAATCACTCCTAGATCTACAGCTTCAACGGTGTTGGTTACAATAGCTGTCAACTATAGCTCTAATAACGCTAGTGTAGGTTCAAATGCCGCAGCATTTAGAATCACTCGTAATGGAACACCTATTGGAGACAATAACGTAGGTACGGACTTGTACGGTATTGCGCCTTTTCCTGGTGTTGGAGATTTTAGCATCACAGCTTTAAGTAGCCAGTTCATTCAGATTCTTGATTCGCCAGCATCCACATCTGCTGTTACTTACAAGATCCATTTGTACTCAACTACAGCATTTCCATCAATGTGGCTTAATAAATCAGTTAGTGATGTTTCTGGTGGCCACTCTTCATCCAAAGCCCGCGTCAGCTCCTCAATGATCTTGCAAGAATACTTCGCATGAAACCCTCCGAAGCGGCTCAGGCAGCTTGCGATAAGCTGTCGTTCACAGACTCGGCCACCATCGCGTTGGCCAAGAAGTTCTGTATCCGCCGCTACTCGATGATCTGGGATTCATGCCTGTGGAACGATACCCTCGGCGTTATCTCTCATCCGGTCACCGCCGGAGATGAGATGATCACCCTATCGGATTACGTCGCATCCGCTTACGCTTCAGGTACCGGCTACAACACCTTCATCGACTTTCCCGTCGCCATCCGCTTCACGGTTACCGGAGATACCGATGGCATCGAAGTGCCCGCCGCGGAATGGGTGTCATTCTTTCAGCTCGATCCCAACACCTGGAACAACGTCGATAGCCGTAAATCCACCCCCGGCAACTTCGTTAACTGGACCCGGTTGATCGGTGGGGCTTACGGCGAGGCCGGTGTTCCACGCATCAAGCTCGTCCCCACTCCCAATGCCGATGGAACACTGTTCATCCTCGCCAAGAAACAGTCGCAGATGCGGCAGTTCGGTGAGGCTGTCACCATCTCGAACGATACCAACTTCGAGCTGCGAGGTGTAGAGAACGCACTGATGGCCTACACTGAAGGTGATCTCCTCGAATACTCACGCCAGTACGGCAAAGCCCAAGCCAAATTCCAAGAGGGAGCCGCTCAGGTATCCATCATGAAAGACATGGAACGCGGCCAGCAGCAGCAAATCAGCCGCATCATCCCAGATAGCTTGTACGATTACACGTTCCAAGACATCCTGTAATCGCCATGCCATTCCAATCCTCAGATGCTCTCGATGATCAGATGCTTCTGGATGGAAGCACGGGGTTCAGCACTGGCGTCATCTCTGCTACTCGTCCTGATGCCATTCCTGCGACCAGCATGGAATCGGCCATCAACATGGACTATGACGACTTCGGCAATCTCGTCACGCGACTCGGAACCGTTTCACTGACCGGAAAAAGCGAAATATCCGATTGGGAGGATATCCTCACAAACTGGGAGGCAACTACTTCCAATTTTGGATCAAACCTTCAGTCAAACTCCACGGTCCTATCGGGATTTTACTTCGATACCGCAACATCCGAACGCCTTGTCATTGCAGTCAATGACATCAGTACATCAACCAAGAGCCTCTACTTCGGATCACCGGCAACTTCCTACAGTCAGATTTCAGGGTCAACGCTCAACGCTTCTGCTTTCTACGTCTATTTTGCTCAATTAAATGACAAATTGTTTTATTCAGACGGTCTCGGAACGCTGAAGTACATCTCAAGCTCGAACCTCAGCAACTCCACCGCAGCAGGCAAGATCAGCCGCATTGATGTCATCAATCAGGGATCGAATCACGGCTCCATTCCAACGATAACCGTCGCAGCCCCTCCCAGCGGCATCACGGCTACGGCCACTGCGGTTGTTTCTAACGATGGTAATCTCGTATTCATAACGATCACCGATCCTGGAAGCGGTTATGTTACCGCTCCAGCGATTAATATTTCTCCTGCCGCCTCGTCTCACGCCGTAGCTTTCGTATCGCTCACGCCTCCTGCCAAACCGATCTTTCTTACCACCCATACCAATCGGTTGTTCGCAGTTTCCGCGGATACATCCATCCAGCCCGATACCCTCTACTTCTCGGATATCCTCGATGGCGAATCATGGGATCCTCTAGGTTCCATCCGGATTGGTGGTGATGGTGATCCCATCAAGGGACTCTACTCTTGGTTCGGCTATCAACTCATCGTCTTCAAGGAACGCTCTATTTGGAGCGTAAATGCCGATCCTACGCAGGATGCTGCCGATTGGACCATATCACTCATCAGCGGCAATATCGGCTGCTCATCGCACCGCTCAATCACCGCGGTTGGTCCTGACGTATTCTTCCTGTCCCGAGATGGCGTCCGATCTCTCCAGCAGATCCAAGCCGGTACCCAGACGAGCGTAGGTCTCGCGCTATCCAGCCCGATCAACGACCTCATCAGTCGCATCGACAAAACCAAGCTCGACCTCTGCGACGGTGTATTCTGGAACAACCGCTACTTGCTGGCAGTTCCGTTTATCACCGAGGGACCAACGATCCTGGGAGTCGAAAGCGAGTACGCACTCCTGACTGAGAACAGCCTCGATATCGCACTCGAAGGTGCTGTCAACGAGAACAACGCGGTCATCGTATACCACTCACTGGCCCGCTCGTGGCTTGGTTACTGGGACAACTGGATCGTAAACGACTTCATCCCAACCTCGTTCTCAACATTTGGACCCGTCCTCATGTTTGCTGGCGATATCATCTCGGTGTCAGCGGGAGCCGGCCAGGTCTGGTCCTTCAACGATTACCTTCCGAACAGCCGGCTCAATCCGATTTCAAGCTCCGCATACACCGATGGCGGTTCAAATTACCAATCTGAGGTGATCACCAAGGCTTACAATCTGAACGAACCCATCCCCGACAAGATCGGGTACAGCGTTCAATTTGCCTTCGACAACCCGTACACCACCGCCACCACGACCGCCGAAGTGTCGCTGTCCAAGGATATGTCGGCCACATTCGTGACGCTCGATTCCGCGCTGGCGATCACCTCAAGCCAGAAGTTCCTGAAGGCTTACAACCTGATCAGCCAAGGTCGCTGGAATACTTTGCAATTTAAGGTAACCACAGACGCTGGTCGCTTGTCTCTGCAATCCACCATTCTCTCCGGATTCGTCGATTCTGTGCGGCCCCAGCAATGAGCGTTCATCCAACAAACATTGAAGCGGCAAAGCTACTGCGGGAGCATTGGCCAACCTGCTCCTCGTGGACCGATGATCAGATCATTAACTGGATCGGAATCTTCAGCGCAAAGAAGCTGATTGGCATTGTGAAGAACGAGGAAGGAAAGTGCGTCGGGGTGGGAGCTGTTCGGTTCCTGAACTCCATTGAGGAATCCGAGGATCTTAACAACAACTTCCCGGATGGTCACATCGCGTGGATCGAGATTGCCATTGGTACTGAGCCTCATGCGGTTCATACCCTTTGGTTGGCCATGATGCGATTGTGCTCTAAAAACGTCACCAAGCTGGGCGGTTTTAGAAAAGGCATTAACCGTTTGTACGATTTTGACAGGTACTCCAAACTGCTGATGAACAAGAGGATTTCTTATGGGCGGATCATATAAAGCACCAGACATGGCAGCGGCAAACCGCGAGGCAGTTTATGCCCAAGCGGAAACCTTTCCTATTATCCGACAGCTAGATGCTGCTTCTCGACTTGGAACAAGTGGAGAGTATGCAGTCCTTGATGAGAAAGGAAATCCACGGGTTGATGCAAAAGGCAATCCAGTAACGAGGAAATACAACTTTGAAGGTCTAGGGGATGTCGATCTAACGCGACAAATTGCTCAAGTATCCAATGAGTTGGCTGATCCACAGGCCGCAGCTCAACTTGCTGTAGCTCAAAAGTATGGCACTCAGTTTGCCCAGCAGCGTAAGAACGAGCTTGAGACTCTTGATCCTAAACGCTACGCACTTTATGATTCTTTTATTCAGGATCTAAAAACTGGAAAGAATCAGATTCCTGAAGACACGATCGAGTCTCCTTCCTACGAGCGTGTAGGCATGCCGAGTGGTCCTCAAGACACTGGTGAGGCTGCAAGGATCCGTAGTAACCTTGAACGGCAGATTAGTTCTGGTCTCGCTCAAGCCGGTACGCTTGATCCAGCCATGATCCGAGGTGCGGAACAAGCTGCTCGCGCCCGTGGAACTTCGACTGGCAATCTCCTTGGAAACCTTTCGGCATTCCGCGAAGCCCGCGCCGTAAACGAAGCCATCTCCAACGCCGATGTCCAACGCCGGCAGCAAGCTATTGGCCTACTTCAAAGCGGTCAGACCAGCAGCGATGTCGCCAATCGCCAAGCTCAGGAAGCTTTCCAGAACATTCTTGCTGCCACTGGTCAGCGGAACACCGCAATGCAGCAAAGCTTTGCTGGTCAGATGGCTTCGCAACAGCAACGTCAAGGCATCCAGCAACAAAATATCGCCAACGTCCAATCCGCTCTTGGACTCCAGCCAATCGTTTCTCAAGCCGCCCAACTTGGTAACCTCCAGCAGGGTGCGTCTCCGTTTGGTGCTCCTCAATACATCCAAGGCATGCAGCAAGCAGGACCAGGTCAGTTGCTCCAGACTGGGTCTAGCTTCGCTCTTCAGAACGCTCAGAATGATTTTCAAGCTTCTCAAGCTGGATCTCCGTTGGCCATTCTTAAGGGTGTCACTGGGGCGATCGGAGCACTCGGAGCCGGTGTCGGCTGCTACGTCGCTCGTGAGTGTATCCCCGATCAGTGGGAAGCGTTCTACTTCTGGAAGGAACTCGTTGGACCGAAGTGGTTCAAGAGCGTCTACGACAGCAACGCTGAGAAGTTTGCGAAGTGGCTCAAGGACAAGCCGAAGGCGAAGAAGCTTGTGGCCAACTGGATGATAGCTCGAATCAACAGCATTATCCCAAAAAACTGATATATGCCTCGCCCGATCGACCCTCCGGTTCAAGATACAAATAATCAGGCAACTTATGGTGGAAACATAATTCCTCCAGAGCCTCCTGGAATGGTCGATCCTTTTTTTGACGCTGTTTCTAGACAATGGAAAGATCGTTACGTTTCCACACAAGATCCAGAACCTGCTGCTCCTCCTTACTCATTTGAGTTTCCGACTGGAACTCCCGCGGAACCGGTGTCTCCGTTTGATAAGTTTCTTGTTGATCTTGAAAGCCTTCAACCTCCTGTTGGATTTACACCTGGTTCGTATCAAGGACCATCTACACCATCGTTTACACCTACGGCAGCTCCTACGGCTGTTCGGGTGTCTCCTCCTGCAACACCTACGGAACCGGTATCTCCTTTTGAAAAATACTTGATGGATCTGGAGAATCTTCAATCTCCTGTTGAATTTAATCCCGGTTCGTATGAGGGGCCTTCCACTCCTACGTTTACCCCGATGGATAAACCGTCGGCTGTTCGGGTGTCTCCTCCTGCCCAGTTCGGTCCAGTAACCCCATCCGGATATGCTCAACCTCCTGTTGATCCTCTGAGTTACTACTCGGATCCTGAAATAATTCCAGAAACTCCTCTTGTAGGTGATCCCGATCTAAGTGTCCATAATACTTTATCTCCTAGGAAACCTTCAAAACCTGTTCTTGTAGGTGATAACGTAGAGCCAGTTTCACCCGATACTACTAATGTTGGGGGCGGAAGTTTTCGATTAAAAAAAATGGAGTTGAGCGATTCTATGGCCAGTAATGATCAAGTAGACGACAACTTTCGTATGGTTGATGATAAGTGGGTAGAAACAATTCCAAATCCAGATTTTGTAGAGCCATATATCTATCCAGATCCTCCTAGATTTGGCATTCCTCCAGTTCCTAAAGATTTAATAGATCCTGTTTTTAATTTTGGCACACGGGAGTGGGTAGGTCGAAGAATAATAAAACCTGCTACCCCCACTACTCCTAATGCTCCTAAAGATGATGAGAATGTAAAAAACCTTACAGATAAGGAAGTTGAGGATCTAACTGGTGATCAGACTCCAACGCCTCCGGCACCTCCTCAAGATGATGTTCCAAAACTTCCAACGTACAATGTTGTAAGAGATGTAATTACAACCAATCGTCCTAATGTTCCTATTCCTAAACCGTATCAATTCAAGGAATATCCAACTCAAACATCTACTGGGATAACTAGAAGAGAAGGAAAAATAATCCCATTTAAGATGCCAACGGAAGTTCCTATTCCCGCTCGTAGGGAAGCAGGATTGCTTGCTCCTGGATACTCTCAAGATATCAACTATGACCCCGATGAAATCCTCGCAGCAGCGATGAGGGTGATTCGTGGACGTAGCGCGGGAAGATCTTTGATGTACTAACACTATGGCTTTAGAAAACTTCCTACAGAACGCCGCTAATTTTGCTACAGGTGGTTTGTATAACAACCTCAGCGGGCGCGATAAAGAGCTTCAGCAGCAACAACTTGCTGAGGCCGAAGCATTCCGCGTAAACCCCGAGCTGGTTCGCGAGGCTGCGAAATACGATCCCTCCATCATGGAACGCCTTGGCAATCTGCTGACTGGGGGTATCTATGGGCAGGCCAGTGGAATGAACGACAAGCTCGAAAAACGAGCTATGGCAATGAAGCAGATTAGAGATGAAGAACTTCAGCGGCGGATGGAGGATCGAATGAATCAATACAGAATGGGTCCAGTACAAGAACCTGTTGGGAGCGAAATGAATCCCGATCGCAGCATGGCACCCACGTCCGTCGTACCCGGAACACTTCGCAAGAAAAACACTTTCGCTGGAGGCTACTAACCTATGGCTACGAACTACAACTATCCCGATCCCGCCGACATCGAGGCTCAGGCGAAATACCGCCCTGGTGTCGCTTCCAACATCTTCAACGTCCTGACTGGCGGTCTTGCTGGTGCAGTGACCGGAACCACTCAACGTGGCCAGGAAGCGGCTCGTGCGCGTCAGGCGTTGCTCCAGGAGGAGTTTGGTAAGCGGGACGAGCAGCGGATGCTTGATCGTCAGTTGATGATCAATGCGCTTCAGCAGGGGATTGAGCCTCCTACCGGAGCAACCCTTGAAGAGAAGATGGCCGACTTTAGGAACAAGTCTCTTCGTAGGCAAATTGCTGCTGGAGAGGGAATGGGTTATGGATTAGGCCAAAGAATGGGTCCGTCTCAGTATGAGGCAGAACCCGCTTTCAAGATTGCGGCAACTCAGGCTGCGAATCAAATGGCTCAAAGGGAAGCTGAATTGAGGCAAACAAGGGATTTGAAAGGCCCTGAACTTGTTGATGCTCTCGCTGGTTATAAAATTACTCCAGCACCTGGTACACCTGTTGGACAACTTGAATCAATGCTTGAGATGGCTCGTACAAAAGCTCAAAGCCAAATTCCTCTTGAGACATCTGGAATCAGAGCAAAAGCCCAATTAAAAACATTACAAGGGATGGGATTTGTTCCATCACCAATTAATGTTGATGATATGTCTGATGCTGAAGCTGTTGCAAATGCCGAAATATACGGTCGCCAAGAACAGCAAGCTAATTACTTTGGAGCATTTGAAAGGAAAGGTAAAGCTGAAGACGAAGCTGTAGATAATTTCAATCTGTTATTGTCAGACCCAAATCGCAATCAAGATGCTTTGAAGAAGGCTTATCTTAAGCTTCCGAAGGATTCCAAGATTGAGGAGTATCGTATTGCTGCCGGAGTGGGTAGACCTGCTAACACAGAAGAAAACGAATCACTTGATAAATACATTGCGGCGGTTGATAGATCGTCTGCATTGGTTAGTTCAATACAATCACTTGTTGGAAATCGAAGCATTCCTGACGTTTCTCAAGAAAGTTTTAATGGTTTTACGTCTTGGACGAGGGGTGTAAGGAACAAGCTTGGAGCTGAAGATCCAAGTCTTCGTTCTATTAACAATGTGGTCCAAGAGTTTCAGGCACTCATTGCTCAACAACGTAAAGACTTCTTTGGAGCATCTCTTACTGACAACGAGTTTGAAGTTGCTAAACAACTGTTTGCTGATCCAAACCAAGCCAACTTCCTTCCTCGTGTACTTTCGCTTGTTGATTCTATTATGAGCAAGGATGAGATTCAGAATAAGTACGCCAGAAGGGGTATCTTTGTAAATGCTGAGACTAAGAAAGATATTGAAGATAAGAGAAGTAATTACAAAAAAATCAAGTCTGAGTTAAACTTCGGAAGTCCTGGATCTGCTAGAAATGAGAAAAAAATCGATAGCCTTAAAGGAAGGCTTGATGCGCTTCAAGCGTATGTGACTAATTCACCTGCATCTATGACAAACACGGCTTCTGGAACTCGATAATCATTATGGAAAATCAAATGACTCGTGAGGCCGCATTAGCAGAGATTGCCAGCATTGAGCGCGAAATCGCTCGGCTGCAAGCAGAGCCTGCGGAGGAACAGCGTAGGATTGCGATGGCTACCGCTTCCGCTCGTGCTGGTGGTGGAGGTTTTATTACACCCCCAAATCAACCGCCTGACTTTACTTCCGAAGAGCTTGCTCCTGCGGCACTTAGATATGGGGTTCCTCTAGCGGTTGGTATGGCTGCTGGTCCAGTTGTTGGACTTGGAGCACTTTTGCGTCGTCCGGATCTTGCGCTTTCCGCACTTGCGCGTTCTGGATTGATGACAGGAGGTGCTGCTGCTCTTGGTGAAGGAGGCGCACAGACTGTCGAAAAAGTGACAAAAGAAGAGGATTACAGGCCAGAACAAATCTTTGGTGCCGGTTTAAGAGGCATGTCACCAATGCTGAAAAAAGCTCCATTTATCAATACTGCGATCGCCGCTGGATCTGGAGTGGCAGGAGGTGCTGCTGAAGGCAGGACTGGGGGCGAAGAGATGTTTTGGGAGGGAGTAAAGTCCGCTGGCCCAACTGCAATACTTCAGGGTATTGGAGCCGCGCTTGGAGCAGGCAGAGAAATGCTTTCTGGAGGAATCAGGAACACTCAGGACATAGAGAGGATTGCTCCAGGCAAAATCAGAGCAACATTTAGCCAGGCTTTTCCAGAATATGCCGGTCTTGAATCTCGTGTCGCTTCACAGACTGGAAGTCAGGATCTCAATCAGCAACTTATTGAGCAATCAAGAGTTGTTGCAAATGCGGTCCAAAGAATCACCGGTATTCCCGCTGAGGCTCACTCTGATCTCGTAAGCAGGGTAGCTCAAACATTTGGAGGTCTTAGTCCTGAGACCGGAGCAAGGTTGGCCAATGAGGCGCAAGGTGTTAATGATGCGTTTGTTGCTGTTGAACGCGCTCGTTCAGCAGCCCAGAAAAGCGTTGCTCAAGACGCTCTTGCTGAAGCTCAACAGTCATTTCAAAAAGCCGTTGAGATGGAAACACTCAAGGGTGGAATAAGGACTAGTGCTGTTGGCCCCTATCAAGTGGTTCCAGCAGGTACTCGAATCGAAGAGATTGGTAAAAAAGCGAAGGAAGTAATTCAAACAGAAGCTCGTCGTTTGTACGGACCCGCCAATGCTGTCGAAGACGTTCCTGCTTTTGACCTTTATGCCGGTGTCGGAAAGGAAATGTCTTTTGCTGATCGTGCAACCGCAATTCTTAACAGGATACCAGATATTCCAACCTCTGCTTTAACAGACGTTAGAAGAATCCTAGCGAGAAAAACAACTGCTATGGCCGCTCCTTCAATGGATCCAACAGCAGCAATAACAGTTGGTACTCCACAGAAAGCCTCTTTTAAAGAGATTCAAACAATGCGAAAAGAGCTTTATGATTTTGCTGATTTTGCAGGAGAAGCCATTGGTAACGAAGCTCAAAGTCAAATTCGTAAACTTGCTGGAAGCATGACAGACACTGTCGTGGATCAGGCTCCTAAGGCTCTCGGACAGGAAGTGGCCGACTCAATCAATTTGGGGGAAGAGTTCTATGCAGCCACAAGGCCCAAGCTGGACATTTACGGGGTTAAACGGGCGTTTATACCGCAAACAATGAAACGCGGCCAGATGAGCCAAGCTGCTGTTGAAAGCGTAAAATCCCAAGGTACATTATCTCCAGAGTTTGCAAATCTTGAAGATTTGTTTTTAACACTTCAAAAACGTGGAGTTAAAGATGCTCCAAACATGCAGCAGGTGATCGATGATATCCGATTTGGAATCATTGATGGATCAATTAACAAGGCGACTGGCCAATATGATCTGATGAAATTGGCTGCAGACCTTGTTGAAATAGAACAACAAGGTGGAAACGGACTCCAGAAACTCGGTTTTGGAAACCGCAACGAACTTAATAAATTCGTTCAATACATGCAGAACCTTGATCCTGCCAAGGCCAAGGGACCAGAAATAGTGCTTGATCTTCTCAAGAGCGGCACTCCAGCCGGGTTCGCTGTGGCATCGAGAGCGGTCCAAATGCTTCCAGACCTTGCCACTGTGGATTCAGTGTTGAAATCGCTGGAAAAACAGGCAGTTAAGGGATCGAAAGCAGCCGGCGAGACTCTTCTGAACATCCGCGCCAGAGAAATCGAGAACATCCTTCTGGAAGCCGGCAAGACCGGACCGAAACCCAATCTCGGATCATTGATTGAGCTGACTAACCCGGAAATGCGCCAAAAAGTTCAGTTGATCCTCGGACCCAAATTGTTAAAGACAATCGATGATTCGTTCCTGCCAGGATTTCGAGTCATGGAAACGGCTCGCGAGGCCGCTGGTATGGCCGGATCAACGGTTCGTGGCGCGGCTATCGAACGAATTGGGAAAGCGGCTCTTGAAGCTCCGGTTCAGATTGCATCCGGCGAGGTTGTAAAACCGGCGGTGAACGTGTTCAGCAAAATGGCAGACGCTGTTGGATTCGCAGTGATGTCCAAGGTTCTTTCCAAAGGAGCAGGAGTTTCTGGGCTTCGAGACCGCAAGCAATTCTACGGTTTACTCAAGCAAATCGCTGAAAAACCTCAGGCTCAACAGATTCAACTCCTCCGCCGATACGCGGGCGAAGACCGCTCCGAGTAAACTTTCCGAAAGAAAACTCTCGACAGTTTGCAACACGCTGCTACTTTGGCTTGCGTGAGCGTAAAACTTCTAACCGTCCAAGAGATTGCTTCGGCTCTCGGGACTCATCCCGAGACGGTGCGTCGGTGGATCCGGTCAGGAAAACTTCCAGCCATGAAGGCGACGAAGCGCACCATCCGTGTCCGCTCCGATGTAATCGAGGAACTCCTCAGACAAAACCCACAATGAACTCAATCGCAACGACAACGCCCTCGGATAACTCCGAGATGTACTCCAAGATCCAAGATCCAATCTCCGCCATCGAAAAGATGGGCGAGTGGATCGCGGCATCCGGCATGTTAGGATGCACCAAAGTCGAACAAGGTAAACTCATCGCGTGGCAATGCGCCGCGGAAAAGAAGACCCCGTTCGATTTCAAGAGAGAATACCACATCATCAACGGATCCTTGAGCATGCGCTCCGATGCCATGCTCGCTGGTTACCGTGCCCGCGGAGGTAAGATCCTCTGGAAGCAGTTCGACAGCAGGGCCGCCATCGCTCTCTGGACCTACGATGGAAACGCTTGCGAGATTGGGTTCTCAACCGAGGACGCTAAGATGGCCGGCTTATTACCCGCCAAGCCGGGGTCTGGATGGGCCAAGGATCCTTCCGCAATGCTCCGCGCTCGGTGTATCAGCAAAGCGGTTCGCATGCTCGCTCCTGAGGTTGTGGCCGGCGTCTATACCCCGGAGGAGACCGAGGATTTTCAGCCCTCCATCACCGAGGTTACAATCGCTCCCACCAAGAGCTTCGACATCACCGCCAAGCTTGAGGCCCTGTTCGAGGATCGCGAGCCAGAAGTGAACGCTCTCCTCATCAAAGCCGGTCGCATTCAGGAGGGGCAGACCTTCCGCGATCTCCCCGATGCCGTCGCATCCAAGTACATCTCCAAGCCGGACCTCATCCTCAGCAAGCTCGTCGTCATCGTCACCCCTGAGATCGCCACCACGGAGGTTTCCAATGGTTGATATCATGTACGACATGCCCGCCGCGGATTACCACGAGGCGAAGGCTTTATCGAAGTCTGGTCTCGATCAGTTCCGCAAGTCCCCCGCGCACTTCCGCGCTTGGCAGGATGGCAAGACTCGCAACGAATCCAGTCCCGCGCTGGAGTTCGGGACCGCCGCCCATTGCGCCGTCCTAGAGCCGGAACGCTTTATCCTGACCTACAGGATGTTCACCGGTGATCGTCGCACCAAGCAGGGCAAGGAGGACTTCCAACTGATCATCGACAACGGACAGATCCCGCTGCCTGTTGATCAGTGGAACAATCTCACCGGAGCAGCCGATGCGGTTCACGCTCATCCTGCTGCCGCTGGCCTATTGGATGGAATCAAAACTGAGGTCTCCTACTTCGCTGAATGGTCCGGCATCGAGGTCAAAGCTCGCATCGATGGGATCGGCAAGGATTACATCATCGACCTCAAGACCACCCAAGACGCCAGCCCCGCGGCGTTTGCTAAGAGTTGCGCTCAGTTTCGCTACCATGTCCAAGCGGCTTGGTATCAGCGCATCACCGGCATCAACCGGTTCATCTTCATCGCAGTCGAGAAGGAAGCACCCTACGGAGTCTGCTGCTACGAGCTTGATCAGCAGGCCATCGATCTTGGTAACTCCATTATCGACGAGCAGCTTCGCACATTCATCGAATGCCAGGAACTCAACTCTTGGCCTTGTTACCCTTCAACCACACAAACACTCTCGCTGCCCGCGTGGGCGGCTCGTCAGTCCGAATAACAAACATCAACCAACGCACACTAATATGAAATTCACAGTAGATAGAGCATCCGCAGAAGTTAAGCCGTTCGCCGCTCCCGGCGAATACACCGTCACCGTCAATTCCTGCAAGGACGATGGACTCGACAAGAACGGTAACGCCGTCGCAACCCTCCGTTACAAGGGGCCAGCCGGTGAGATTATCAGCGACCGATTCGTTCTCAAAGACACGATGATGTGGCGGCTCCAGGCCCTCATCAGTGCCACCGAAGCTAATATCGCTGATGGAGACGAGTTCGATTTTAGCATTGGAGGGGCGTTCCTACGGTTCTTGCAGGGATTCGTTGGCTTGTCCCTCGTGATCGTGATCGAGGAGGAGAAGTACATCGACAAGCACGGGGCCGAACAGACGACCTTCAGGGTCAAGCGGATGAAGAAGGTGCCAGTGGATCTCGACGGCATCTAACCTTAAAACGAAAGCCCCTCGGAGAGTGCAAGCTCCGAGGGGTGATCGAGTCCCAAACAAACAGAGCGCAACGACACGCTATGCAACACCAAGATTATCCCGAAAATAAAACGACGCAAGCTTTTCTGCTTCGTCCCTATCAACAACGAGCAGTCGAGTGGGCCAAGTCTGGAGTCGATGGACTGATCATCGCTCCTGCTGGATGCGGAAAGACCGTCATCGCCTCCTCCATTATCAAGCACTTTGCTCGATGGCCCGAGTGGACCTTCGGCTGGTTAGCTCCCACCCGTGAGACCTGTCAGCAGGCAATCGATTCGCTCATAGCAGTGGGCGTTGATATTTCACGGGTCGAAGTTCGTTGCCCCCATGACTCCGTAGATTTCTCCCGCAAGAACCTGATCATCGTCGATGAGGCGAAGCATGCGCCGGCAACCATCTGGCGTAAGATCATCGAGTCCTGCAAGGGACTTCGCTTCGGATTTGATGCGACCCCTTGGTCCGATGATAGCGAGCGCAATGAGATCCTTCGTAAGCTCTTCCGCGATACCCAGTTCGAGATCCGCCGTGAGGAACTAGCTGGTGTACTGGCTCATGCCACCGTGTACATGCATTATGCCACTGACCTCCATCTCCAGCAGTGGATCGATGATCAAATCGAGAGGCTGTTCACCGCTCGCAAACGCTACATGCAGGTCAGTCAGCCCATCCTTCGGGCTATGTGCGCTTGGGAAGCACTCACCGAGATCGGTATCTGTGGGAACAAGAAACGGAATGAGGCAGCTATCAAGTTGGCCAACTGCTCATCTGCAACTGGACCTACCCTGGTGCTTGTCCCCCGGGTAAGCCTTGGCGAGGTGTACGCCTACGAGATCAAAGGATCGATACTGGTTCATTCCAAGATGCCTAAGAAGGATCGCCGGGAAGCAATGGAAGAGTTCAAGGCAGGGAACATCCCAACCATGATCGCCACCTCCTTGGCCGATGAGGGGCTTGACCTTCCTAACGTCCACACCCTCGTAATGGTGTCTGGAGGGCGGAGCGCACAGAAAACCATCCAGCGGGCCAGCCGTGCGCTGCGGCGGGCACCGGGCAAGGACACTGCAATCATCCATGACTTCAAGGATACATTCCATCCTCTGGCTCAAGCTCACTCCAAGAAACGGGTCAAGTGCTACAAGGAACTTGGATGCTCAATCCCATAAACAAACAACCAATGAACAAAACAATCGTAGCCTGTGATCCAGGCGTAAATGGCGGATTCGCAATCCACACCAAGGACGGGATACTCCTGTTCGCAATGCCCGAATCCTTACCGGACATGGCGCAACTCATCAGCGGATTCAAGATGTCGGACAGTCACTTATGGGTCGAGAAGGTACCCAAGTTCG